ACCCAACTCGGCGACGGCCTAGTTGAGCAAACTTTTATCCGCTCCGCCTATCCGGCGGCTAACCTCGATGCGCGAACGCTGATAACGATTACCGGCACGCCAGCTGCGCGGCCGGAAATCTCGGCCGTTCGCATGCTACTTTCAAAGGTGTGATAGATGGCTAATACGGCAAATTACGATTGGCCTTTGCCGTCACCTAAAGGCATCCAGATTAATGAGGTCACTAAAATAGCGACCTCTCTGGTTGCAATTGATGCCAAAATCAGGTCGTTCGAAACTTCCTACAGCAATCACACGCACAAGTTTGCTGATTTGGAGAATAGGCCGACCACGCTCGGCGGTTATGGCATCACCGATGGTATGACCGCTCAAGAGGTTGCGCAAGCGATCAAAAAGGCGGTCGATGATCTCCTAAGCGGAGCCGACACGGCCCTCGACACGTTAAAGGAACTGGCGGACGCTCTAGGGAACGATCCTAACTTTGCCAAAACCGTCGGCGACGCGTTGGGTGTTCGTGTGCGTGTCGACGCTGCAACGAACTTTAACCTTGCGCAACGAGCGCAAGGACGCTCAAACATTGACGCACTTGGAACCGTGGATAGAGGTGCCGCCGGTGGCGTCGCCTCCCTCGACAGCGGAGGCAAGGTGCCTACAGCGCAACTCCCCGCGCTGACCACAACAGCTACCGTTGGCGCTGCAATCGCTGGCGCTAACGCCAAGTCTACACCTGACGACGGCGACTTCTTCACTGGTGTTGCTGCCGGTGGCGGCACCACCATGTTCAAAGCGACATGGGCGAACATAAAGGCAGCACTGTCCGCTGTGTTTATCAAGAAAGCTGGCGACATTCTCACAGGCTCTCTCGGCGGAATAGCCGCCACGCCAAGTGAAGATTGGCTTGCGAGCTTTTGGGCTGACAGTGCTGGAGGGTCGTATGCGAGCGTTCCTAAACGTCGCGTTCCGTTCAAGGCTCAGACGACCACTATTGGCAACACCTATTCTCCGGTTTTAAACGCAACTTACAATACCAGTGCATGGGGCGGAGTATGGACACAGGGGGTTATCAATCTCGGTACTAATGCGCAGGCGACGAGTTACCAGCTCATTCACATGCATAACGATGGCCAAGCACAGAAGACTTGGACGTTTGACGGCAAGAACGGTAATTTCATAGCTGACGGCGTACTTTTTGCGGCGGGCGCCCAATTTCAAACTAATGGCAATATCGTCGGCACAATCTGGCAGAACTGGGGAGCTGCCGATGCTTACACCGCAATCCATGCTCGAATTGAACTACGAGCTCGAGAGTTTGCGGATGACCGCTTATACCAAGCCAAAGTCTATACTGAAGACAGAGCATATTGGCGGACAAGAGATTACCTCTTGTCGGAAACCGTGCCTGTTGGTGGTTTCGCCATGATGCGAGCTAACCAACTGGCCTCATTTCCACCGGGCAGTGTGCTTGCTGGATCGCTACTTCAGTGGTCCAACAGTAGCAACGTTCAGGGTGGTTCCCCCGGTGGTTCTTGGGTGAGTTGCGGCGTCGGTTCCGGCAACTACGCAACAGTGTGGAAAAGGATCGCCTAATGAACATACTAGATGTGGTAGGCCTTAAATGGTCTCGCGCAGATCACTCGTTACTTGATGCGACCGTACTCACCTCGGACATTGGCACAATCCCTGTGACCATTCACGAAGGTTACGATACCGGGGAAGGCCGCAAACTATGGGATGATGCTATGGCCGGTAGGTATGGGCCTATCCTTCCATACAAGGACCCAGAGCCGCAGCCGGAACCCGTACCCGACGAAATCAGCCGCCGCCAGTTCTTCCAGTATCTCGCGGTGCTTGGGATCATCAGCCGTCAGGAAGCATTGGCGGCACTCCAAAGCGGCGCTATCCCCGCGCCTCTGCAAGCGATTATCGACCAGCTACCGACCGAAGACGATCAGTTTGAAGCGCAAATGTTCATTATCGGTGCGCAGAACTTCAATCGCCTGCACCCGTTAAGCGATACCGTTCGCCTCGCGCTCGGATGGACGGTCGAACAAAAAGACGAATTCTGGCGAGAGGCTTCGAAGCTCTAACCAAATCTCACAACTTAGTTTTTGCATCCAAGCCCGGCTTATGGAGCCGGACTTTGGTGTTTTTACGCGCCATAGCAAAGGAGCAAGACGCAATGGCAACCGTTCCATTTCACCACGGCACACGTGTTTTTGAGAGTGCAGAAACCCCGATACTTGTTCGGATCGGACGTACTGCGGTAGTTGGTATCATTGGCACTGCAAAGAGCGTCGATCCACTTCTTTTCCCGTTGAATAAACCGGCGCAGATCCTGCGTCCGCAAGATGCAATCAGCATGGGTTATGATGGCACGTTGAAGCGTGCGATTGACCTTGTTCAAGCGCAGGTCGCTTGTCCTATTGTTGTTGTTCGGGTCGAAGAGGGTGAAACTACCACTGAGACTTGGGCAAACCTTGTCGGTAATCGCGCGGCATTCTCCGGTGTTCACGCTTTTCGTCGTGCGGTATCGGACGGCCTTTATAAGCCGAAGCTGCTAATCGCTCCCGGCTTCACACAGACGTCGCCGGCAGACGGCATTGCATCGGTGAATGTTACTGCTGGCGGAAATGGTTATGCACAGGCAACGACGACGGTAACAATTTCTGGCGGGACCGGCACCGGGGCAGTCGCGGAAGCTGTCGTCAATGAGGGCGCAATTAGATCTGTTATCGTTCGCAAGGCTGGCTATGGCTACAGTATGCCAGTGACTGTGACAATCACAGGCGGCGAGGGTGCCAAGGGCGCTGCGGCAACCGGAAACATCGGATCTGTTATCAATCCTGTTGTGGCGGAGCTGGCGACAGTTGCAGACTCTCTAAAGGCGCTGGCCTATGTTGACGGTCCCGATACGACCGATCAAGCCGCAGTCCAGTACCGCAGCCTGATCAATTCGGCACGCGTCGTAGTTTGTGATCCGAAGGTTCTAAAGTTTGACACTGATCTCGCTGCGAACGTACCGACACCGTCTTCCTCGATTTTCGTCGGGCAGCAAGCTAAAATGGACCTTGAGCAAGGTTTCCATTGGGCTGGTTCCAACGTTCCGGTTAGTGGCATCGTCGGGGTTAACCGCCCGATTGAATACGGCGATCAGTCTAACTATCTCAACGAAAACCGTATCAACACTATCGTCAATATTGATGGTACGGGTTTCCGTTTGTGGGGCGTTTGGACGTGCGCGTCAGACCTATTGTGGCAGTTCATTCCAGTTCGCCGCACCGCTGACGCGATCAATGAAGCGCTTGAAAAGGCATATCTGGAATTTGTCGATAAGCCTTTCACACGGGCTAACCTCAAGTTCCTTGTCGAAAGCGGTCGTGCTTTCCTTCGTACCATGGAACTTGAAGGTGCGATCCTGCCGGGGCATGACGTCTGGTTGCTCGAAACCAATACCGACAACGATATGGCACAGGGCATCGTCAAGCTTGGCGTGAAGTTTGAGCCTCCTGCACCGATGACCGATATTCAGATCACTTCACATCGAAATGTCGTCAGCTACGAACTGCTGCTCAATCAGGTTGCACAGGAAATCGGCGACGGCACATACGGCTAACGCTGTTCCTCATTCGCTCCATCATTAAAGTTTCAACGATTAAGAGGTTAGGCCATGTCTGACATGCCTCGTTATATCCTGCGGAATTGCACGATCTTTGCAAACCGCGTTTCACTCATCGGACAGGCGAGCGAAGTCACGCTGCCTGTGCCAACCGAAAAGCTCGAAGAATTGCGCAATGCGGGCATGATCATGCCGATTGACGTGCCTTTGGGCTACGAGAAGCTTGAAAGCGGCTTCAAGATGAGCGGCTTCGATCCGCAGGTCATTCAGTTGTTTGGCCTAGCCGTCGGGCAAGAGCGTGAATTTATGATCACGGGTGCGCTTGCGCATGAAGACGGCACGGTCGTTAACGCCACGGGCTATATTCGTGGGCGTCTCATGAAGAACGATCACGGTTCTTGGAAGCCCGGCGATATGGCCGAGAACGACTACGGAATCACCGTTCGCTATTATCGCCTCGAAGTCGAAGGTCGCACCATTCTGGAAATGTCGCCTTTCGATGTTTCGGTCGGCGGCTCTTCCGTCACCCAACCCATCCGCAACGCACTTTTGGTCTAAGGTCCCGATAACTCATGAGCAATGAAACCACACTCCAGCTTTCCAAGTCCTACACCCTTGCAGGAAAGGAAACAGACAAACTGTCGTTTCGTGAGCCGGTCCTAGGCGATCTGGTTCGGGTCGAAACAGCTGCAAAGGGTACGGGCGATAACGGTTATACAGCTGTAATGATCGCGCAGCTCTCCGGTGCGACCGTTCCAGAAGTGCACGCCCTGTCTCTGACTGATTACAGGAAGTGTGCCGAAGCAATGCGCCCTTTCTTGAACACGGAAAGTTCGGATGGCGACGACTAGCCATCTGGCTTAGTCAGTCACTTTTCACACCCTTGTCGACGTTCCTTGAAATGCCACCAGAAGAAGCCGTCCGGTGGCACGACGAGGTCGTTGAACTATCCAAGCCTCAAAAACCAAAAAAACCGGGTGCGTGATGGGTACGCTTGTTTCAAAACTGATAGTTTCGCTCGTTAATAAGATCTCAGGCCCAGCGCGTGTTATCGGAGCGGATCTTGATCGTCTACATTCCCGTGCTTCTCGCGCCAGTTCGGCCCTCTTGCGGGGGCCGGGCGGCTTTTCAGCTGCTGGATCGGTTCGCAACCTCGTTGCAATCGGTGCTGGTTATGTCGGTCTGCGCGAAGGAATAGGGGGCACGGTCGGTGCCGCGATCAAATTCGAAGAGGCATTCGCCGACGTCCGCAAAGTTGTTGATGGCACTCCGGCGCAGATCGCTGTTCTGAGAAATGAAATTGTCGAAATGTCGAAAGTGATCCCGACTTCGGTCAAGGGCCTTTCAGATATTATGGCAGCTGCCGGACAGTCGAATATTCCATACGAAGAACTGGGGAAATTCACTGAACAGGTGGCGAAAGTATCGGTAGCTTGGGAAACAAGCGAGAAAGATACGTCCGACGCTCTCGCCAAAATTAAAACGCAGCTCAATTTGTCGGTTGATGGGGTTGGGCTTTATGCTGATGCCATCAACCACTTAGGCAACAATACCGCCGCGAAGGCTCCGGATCTCGTCGACTTCTCAAAGCGCGTTGCGGCAACCGGTAAAATGTTTGGCTTTTCGGCAACAGAAACGCTTGCGTTCGGTGGCGCTATGGTCGCCATGGGTGCGGAAACCGAAGTCGCTGCCACATCATTTCGTAATATGGGCAAGGCGCTCACTAAGGGCGACAATACCGCTAAGGCGGCTCGCGCGGCTTGGGCACGGATAGGCATGTCGCCTAAGGCAGCGGCCAAGGACATGCAGAAAAATGCCGTAAAGACCACTCTCAAGGTGCTGGACGCAATAGGAAAGCTCCCGGAATGGGAACGGGCAACTAATGCGTTTGCTCTCTTCGGCGAAGAAGCTCGCGCCTTGATGCCTGTCATCAGCGATACGAAAGAGCTGCGGCGACAGCTGGGGCTTGTGGGTCGGGAGGCTGATTACGCAGGATCAGCATTTCAGGAGTACATGATCCGGGCAGACACTGCGGCCAACGTCCTTGAACTTCTCGGAAATAAGCTGAGTGCGCGCGGTATCAAGTACGGTGACACATGGTTACCAACCCTGAAAGAGTTTTCACTCGGCGTCGGTGATGTGGTCGACACTCTCGACAAGCGTGTGGGAGTGATCGACAAAATTCAAATGTCGCTCACTGGGCTTGTGAGCGGCTTGGGTTATGGCGGAACTGGCGGCGTCCGTGAGATGGTCAACGATCTTGGCGACATTCTGTTCGGCAAGGCATTTGAAGGCGATACCAGCGCATTTGATCAGCGCATGGTGGACCTTGCAAAGCTTTCAAACCACGCTCGAAAAATTGGCTCGGATATTAAGTCCTTTGTTAGCGATATCGGAGCGGGTGATATATCCGGGGCTATGACTAGTCTTGGATCTGCATTTGACAGAATGTCCGGAAGCATGACCGTAGGTAGCGCTCTCGCAATCGGTCTGGTTGGACGCGGGCTTATGGGCATTGCTGCGGGAGCGGTCGCTCTCATGCTTTCACCGATTGGCAGGATCACTACAGTTGCCTTTGCGGCTGCGGAATTAATCAATGCTGTAAAAGGTGCTGATAGCATCGGTGCGTTTGCCGATAATTTGATGAAGCTCTCAACTGTTGACTGGGTTATGATTGGGGCGGGCCTGTTGGCTGTTGCCGGTCCAATCGCGAAAGTGGCAGGCCTAGGCAGCGGCACCCCCAAAGCAGGTGCTCCAAGTGGAGCGCCTCCGGGAGGGGGCAAGCCGGGTTCGGGTGTGACGAGCACTGCCGTTGGGGGTGGATGGAAATCCTTCGCTCGCGGCGGCGCGGTTGCGTTGGTTGCCGAGAAGATTGGCGAGTATGCAATTCAATCAGGGCTTAATGCTCTAAATGATCGTGTGCACACCGACGAGCAAAAGAAGAAAGCGGCAGATTTCAACGCAACTCACAATAGAGGCATCGCAGCTCTATGGGATCCGACTTTCTGGTTTGGCGAACAAGACGGCAAGCGCCCGTCGTTCAAAGAAGCTATGGCTATAGATGTCAGCAAATACCGATCACCTGCAAGTTCGGGACCAGAGAACGTCAACATCGTCGGGAGTCCGCCAGTAACTGTCGCTTCAGCTGTGCAAACAGTGCCGAGTGGTACGCAAGATGTTCGAGTGACCAATCCGCCTGCACCTTCAAATATTCAGGTCGTCGTACATGCAATAACAAACGCTTTACCGGCTGAGATTGGCGCGGCAGTCGCAAACGCTATATCAGCCAAATTGCAAGCGGCATCGAATGGCGCATATTCTGATGGAGGAATGTAATGTCAACTCCAATGTGTCTCGGCCCGTTTATGTTCCAATCGTTGGAATTTGGATATACGGGCGTCAGGCGCGAGCTGTCGACAAAATGGGCTGACATTCAGACTGTGGGCGGCTTGAACCGCCTACAGTGGACCGGCGGCGATAGTGACACGACCACTATTGAAGGTGTTCTTTTCCCGCATGAGTTCGGTGGACTAACCACGCTCGAACAGTTGCGACAGGCCGCAATTACGGGAACGGTTTTGCCGCTTATTACGCTGACTGGGAACGTCTACGGAATGCATGTCGTTGAAGGTGTGAGCGAAGATCAATCATACCACGACGCCAACGGCATGCCCCGAAAGGACGTCTTTCGTATACAATTGAAACGATATTCCGGCGGGAACTTCTCGCCGGTTTCAATCGTCCAAACATTGTTCGGGTGATGTTATGAGTCGTGCTTACACTACCATCCAAGGCGAAATGCTCGATATGATCTGTCGGAAGGAGTACGGCGACGAAAGCGGCTACGTTGAGCAAGTTCTTGAAGCCAATCCAGGACTTGCAGATTTGCCCCACAGATTGCCGCTCGGAACGGTGATACGTCTGCCCGAATTAACGAGGGCAGACGCAACACCGTCAATCATTTCGCTTTGGGATTAGGGGTCAACAGGCTCGAAGAAAAGCCAAGGCTTATCGTTCTTCTGTATTATACGGTATCGAATATCTTGTTCGGTGCCGTCACTTAAAAATCCACGTCCTTCGCATTTGATTGTCTTGGACGTTCCCGCGATAATGGTTTTCGGGGCAGAGATATCTAATAGCTTAACGTTTGTTAGCGGGTTTGGGTTGTCGGTCGATAGTTTGACGACCTCCGGAATGAGCGCTTTGCAGTCATACGGACCGCCGTCGCTTCCAAACAAGATGCTTGGCACAAGCCACATTGCTGCAATGCCTAAGACGATTACAGCCCCTCCCTGTTTCCAATTACTCCCATGAATCCCCTTGTTTGCTTCCATAGCAAGCCCTCCATGGTGTGAACATGCAAACTCCCGCATTCGAAATCAAGGTGAACGGCAATCCGGTCGCCTCGATCATGATTGACCGCCTTATCTCATTGACGATCACAGATAAAGAGGGCGTCGGGTCGGATAGCATCGACGTCGATCTCAACGACGGGCACCCGTTTGCTGCGATCCCGAAGAAGGGTGACACGATTGAGGCTTCGCTCGGTTACAAAAAAACCGGCGTAATTCCGTTTGGCTCTTACACAATCGATGAACCTGAAATCCGCTGCCTTCCTTATGGTATGTCTATCAAAGGGCGTGGCGCAAATGTCCGCGACCAGTTGAAGCAAAGCCGGACCCGGCATTGGGACGACAAAACCGTCGGTGACATTCTCCGCGATATCGCCGCCGATAACGGCCTTTCCCCTGTGATCGATGAGAGCGTCTCTAGTCATAAATATAGTTGGTTTGGACAACAGGGAGAAAGCGACCTTCATGTTGCAGAGCGCCTTGCCCGCCTTCACGGCGCTTTGTTTTCGGTGAAGGACGGCAGGCTGGTTTTCACAAAGCGAGGCAGCGGCAAGTCTGCCAGCGGTAAAGATCTAACCGCCATTGTTGTGGGGCCAAATGATATTATTGCCGGAACTTGCCGCATTAATTATGCGTATCGAAAGAAGGTCCGCAAAGTTAAAGCTAAAACCCGCGACCGTCTGACCGCCGAAACCGTCGAAATTGAAGAAGATAGCGACGATGAAGGTACTGCCGATTTCACAATCAAAGACAATTTTGCCAACGAAGATGAGGCAAAACGGGCAGCTAAATCGAAGGCAGAAAATTTAAAGTCGGAAACTGTGACAACAACGGTCGCAGTTTTTGGCAATCCAGCCATTCGAGCCGGTGCTCCATTCTCCTATTCGGGCGTGCGACCAGAAGTCGACGGCGTGGAATTCACCATTGAAACTGCTGTCCATCGCATTTCCAAGAGTGGTTACGTCACCGAAATAACTGCAAAGCTTAAGCCAATCGCGTCGGCTAATACCGGCGAGAAGTCCACAAACAAGGCTCCCAGTAAGCTGCCGAGTAAAAACGGATCAAAGACGCCAGAGATCCCAAGCCCGACACCCTCGTCGTCTTCCGGATCCATGCCCGGCGGTTTCGGTATTGGCAGGGCTTAAGCCTGCCTGAATTGTTTCATTGAAAGCATCAGTATGAAACTTGTCACCGATTGGCGGCGGGTGCTTCGCTATGCGTGGAGCATCCGCTTGCTGCTGGCCGCTGCAATTCTGTCCGGCCTTGAAGTTGTGTTGCCCTATCTGGGTGACGCTTTCCCCATCCCAACAGGCGCATTTGCAGCTCTCACCTTCGTCGTGACGGTGCTGGCCTTTGTCATGCGCATTAAATCACAGAAGGATTTTCGCGATGAGTAAACGTGCTAAGGCGGTTTTGGCGTCTGGTCTTGGCTTGGTTGCCTTGACTGCAACATATCTGACAGCGCCGTGGGAGGGTATGGAAAACCATGCCTATTACGACAAGCTCGGCAAGGTCTGGACAGTGTGCTTGGGTGAAACCAAAGGCGTCAAAAAAGGCGACAGCTACACCGATAAACAGTGTCAGGAGATGCTAATCAGGCGGCTGGAAACAGATTTCCGACAGCCGCTTCGCAAATGCATCTGGACCTTTGATCAGGCTCCTATCAGCGTGCAAGCGTCGATGCTCGATCTCTCATACAACATCGGTACCGGCGCTGCCTGCAAATCGACTGCCGCTAGGCGTATGACGGAAAAGCAATGGCGTATGGCCTGCAACGCCATGACGGCATTCAATCGTGCTGGCGGCAAGGTTGTGGAAGGTCTGCGCAAGCGGCGCGAGCTGGGCGACGCGCAACGCATCGGTGAGCTTGAACTTTGTCTGGCTGGTTTGAAATGAGCCAGATCCTCGATGCAATTAAGGTGACTGCGGGCGTTGCAATCGGGATCGTCCTTGCATCCATCTATTACAACGGCGTCCCGGTGCTTAAGAACATTCCATATATTGGGGCCGCGTTCGAGGGGCAGGCGAAAAAAGGGCTGGTGCCCGAGTTTCAGGCGCTGGCCTTAAAGGCTGAACTCGACCAGCTCAAATCGCTCAGGCGTGCCAATGATCTCGTTATCGAAGCCTATCAAGTGCAGCTGCGCAACGCACGCACAGCTGAAGCCGCACGCATTGAACAAACGGAACAGGAGATTGCCGACTATGAGAAGCGGCTTACTGATGCGGGGCGGGTTTGCCTGCTTAATCGCGATGATATTGAGTTCCTGCGCAGGTAACAGGCTTTTGCAGGAAGCGGCTGAACAGGCGGGACGAGGGCAAGCTGAACGGCAATTGCCTTCATACCCGGATGATTGCCGCAAGAAAGAAGACCACGCGCCGTTGATCGATGGGGCGGAAGCTAAATCAGTGCTCAAGCGGGAACGGCAGGCGCTTGATCGACAGAATGCGCGCACAGATCGGTGTGCTGATTTCTATAATGGTTTGGCGGGGGGGATGATGTGATGCCAATGGATCCAGAAACAACCACTGCTGGCAAGCTGATCGAATTACCTGAAGAAACCCGCGAGTTTCTCTCCCAGCTTCGCGAGGAAGATATCGACCTGATGAAGCATGGTCTTGAACTGATCCGCTCATTTCGAACCATTGGCCGCTTGATGCGGTGGGTGATTTTGGCGGTTCTTGCGATGTTACTGGGTGTGGTGTCCCTATACGAGAATACGGTGAAGCTGATCGCCTACTTTCAAAAATGAGAAAAGCTCCGCTTCGGTGGGGCTTTTCTCATTTTGCTACTCGTCTTCTTCGGTACCAGAGTATCCACAATACATTCCAGCGGATATAATCTCAATAGCAGTTTTTGCTTCTTCCGCTGACTAGCCAGCCGCTAGCGCATCACCAATCAGATCTC